CGAAATGGAACGTATAGCGCTAACGGTCGCAGAGTAGCAGCGCAACCATATTTGATTTGGTGAGTGAAACACTATACTTTTTTCTAATTTCAATTTTGAAGTATGTGTTATGACAAAATTTTATATGTAAATTTACTGCTAACTGATAAGGGTGGGTCGAATATCCTCACAATATATAGCTTATACATTATTAACCTTAAAGACATGAACCCGCCCTAATTGGTTATACACATTGAATACTGACAACTAGCAGCCTCCAAAAGAAACTTATTCATATTCTTGTTGTTACTTAACCTAACACGATTACGATCCATCAAATTGTTAGTTGTTGGTATTGAGTGTGTAATGATTGTTGAAAAGTGTGTACCGCATTTGCGTTTTAACAAAGGTTAGAACGTGCTTAGGCTTTAATTGTGCGGTATACAATTTTGAGTAATCATTGAAAACTAGGTGTGTTTCTCTTTTCCAACTTTGTTTTTTTCTTATTCATAGTTGAACCTCAGAAAATAGTATAAATTGTCATATCATCAACGCACCTAGTTTTGAGTGATTATTGAAAACTGCAACCGATGAAACACAAAGTGCTAATAATAGTAACTGTGTATAGTCAATGGGTTGTGGTTTTGAGTGATTAATACAGTAAAACAGAATAAATTTATCACAAAATGGGGTATATCCACGGCGGTATACTCCATTTCTTGCATAAATCTATCATAAAGGGGAGATTATGACAGATGTAATGTGTTGTAAAAAGAAATGCCTTAACAATAAGAATGGCATATGTACCGCAAAGACAATAGAGTATGACGGCTTGTGTCAAACATATATCACCTGTGGCGGTGCAAGTAAATGTAATTATGGGTTATGCATTAGGTCGCATGGGAAGTTAAAAAGGAAAGGTGGCGAAGTACTGAAATGATTAAAGCGATTAAACAATTCTTAGAAGATAGAGATTTATTCAAACGTGCTGCAAAGGACTTGAAGAATAAAGACCTACAAGCTAAAGCAAAATATGCATATGAACATCGTGGCGATAAGATGCTAACGATCATTGATTGTTTAGCTATTGTATGCGCAGTACTAATCTTAATTGGTATTGTGTGGTGTTGGATGTGAATTATCAACCAACGATAAAGAAACTACTTAAAGCATTACAAATGAACGGCAGACGATATGTAGTCGATGTACGGCAATCATGGAGCAAATATGATAAGCCTTGCAAGATATATATTGTCAATCGAATGTACACGGAAGAGGAATATAAACTTACATTTCCTCACAAGTACAAAAAGGGTAAGACCTTTAAACAAGGACAACTCTATAAAAAAGAAAGTGAGTACAGTAGCACCAAGCAACACGAGGTGTTACTTTTTTTAGTTAAAGCATATAAAGGTGGTGATTGATATATGGCAGATGCTAGTAAGCTAACAGAAAAAGAACGAATATTTGCAGATGAGTATATCAAGACCACCAATGCAACACAGAGTGCTATTAAGGCTGGATATGCAGAAAATAGTGCAAGTGTAACAGGAAGTAAGATGCTAAGAAAACCTAAGGTGCGCCAATATATAGATGCAGTCATGAACAAACGCAGCAAAGACACAATCGCAACGGCTGATGAAGTATTGGAATATCTTACTAGGGTTATGTGTGGTGAAGAGAAAGATGCATTTGGTTTAGATGTGTCAGTTGCTGATAGAACTAAGGCAGCTGAACTCTTAGGTAAACGGCATATGTTATTTACTGATAAGGTGAAACTAGATGCAGAAATAGAGATTGATATATCCGATAGGATGAAACAAGCAAGGGTGAAATCAGATGAAGTACAACAAGGCACAACTGATTGATGCGTTGGGTTCGTTCACTCATGATCCATTAGGCTTTGTTTATTTCGCTTTCCCTTGGGGAGAAAAAGGAACACCGCTTGAAAATTTTGATGGTCCTGATGAATGGCAAGTAAAGACTTTCACTAAAATAGGCGAAGAACTACGCAAGGGCAAGACATTGGCCAAAGCAATACAAATAGCAGTTGCATCTGGTCATGGCATTGGGAAGTCCGCTTTTTCTTCATTGTTGATATTATTTGCTATTGCTACACATGAGAATACACGAGGTGTGGTTACTGCTAATACTGATACACAGTTAAAGTCTAAGACTTGGGCGGAGCTTAACAAGTGGTACAACCTATTCATAGGTAAGGAACTATTTACTTATACTGCTACTGCCTTGTTTAGTGCTGATAAGCAATATGAAAAGACGTGGCGGATAGATGCTATTCCGTGGAGTGAAAGCAACCCAGAGGCATTCGCTGGCTTACACAATCAAGGGAACAGAATACTTATTATATTCGATGAGGCATCCGCAATATCAGATAAGATATGGGAAGTAACAGAGGGTGCTTTAACAGATAAGGAAACCGAGATTATATGGTGTGTGTTTGGTAACCCTACACGTAATAGTGGTAGGTTTAGAGAGTGTTTTAGAAAACATCGTAATTATTGGACTACATATCAGATAGATAGCCGTACTGTGAAAATCTCAAATAAGGCTAAATTGCAAGAATGGGTAGATATTCATGGTGAGGATAGCGACTTTGTAAAGGTGCGTGTTAGAGGTTTATTTCCAAGTGCATCTGATACACAGTTTATATCCGCATCAATCGTTGACGAGGCACAAAAGAGGGTTTATAAGCCTACCGACTTTAATAATTTACCAACGATTATTGGTGTAGATCCAGCGTGGACTGGTGGCGATACGCTAGAAATCGTAATGCGCCAAGGCTACTCTATGAAGTGTTTAGCAACCATAGAAAAGAATGACGATGATATGCGTATGGCTAACCTTATTGCACAGTTTGAGGATGAATACAAAGCAGATGCAGTGTTCATTGACCAAGGCTACGGAACTGGTATATACAGTATCGGTAAATCAATGGGTAGGAAATGGCGGTTAGTTGCCTTTGGTGGTAAAGCACCTAATGATATGTATCTCAATATGCGTGCATATATGTGGGGCGAAATGAAAGATTGGCTAAAAGAGGGCGGTTCTATTCCGCCTAATGACCAAGGGTTATATGACGATTTAACGAGTCCAGAGGCACTCATTGATAAGAATGGGCGAATACAACTTGAAAGTAAGAAAGACATGAAAGAACGAGGGTTACCATCTCCAAATAAAGGCGATGCATTAGCCTTGACCTTTGCATTCAAGGTCAATAAAAAAGTGAATGTAGGGAGTAGGGTTCATGCTAATACTGAGTATGATCCATTTAAAAAAAGATAAGGGGTGATTAGTAAATGTGCATGAAAAATAAGATGCCAAACACACCAATGCCAGCACCAGCACCAACTGTACAAACAGATGATGCTACAAAGGTTACCGGTGAAGAGTGGTTTTCTAAAAAGAAAAAGAACAAAAAAGGCTTTGATAGCACTATTCTTTCCACGGCAACAGGCACTAAGAACACATTAGGGGGTTAAAGATGCAAGGTACTATTTTATCCACGCTTGCTAGACAACCAACTAATACTGAACCTAAGAAACGTGATTACACGAAAATTAAGGCGAAGTTTAATGCGATGTTCGATAATCGTCAAAAGTACATTTCTAGGTGGAAAGATATTAGAGATTATCAGTTGCCTTTCCTTGGTGTGTTTGACGATGAACAAGACCAATCAAAAGTACACACCGATAAGATTAATAATGGTGTTGCTTGGGAAAGTTGCCAAATCTTTGCTAGTGGTGTAATGAGTGGCATGACACCGCCTAGCCGTAAATGGTTTAAACTCACGTTAGAGAACGTTGAATTAGCTGCTAATAGTAAGGTGGCGAAAGTATTAGACGATAGGGAACAAATAATGTACGCAGTATTTGCTAAGTCTAATTTCTACAATACAGTACATCAAACCTATATGGAGTTACCATTTGGACAAGCACCTATGTCAATCATGCCTGATGCAAAAGTAGGTGTGCGATTTACATCTTATCCAATCGGTACATATGCATTAGAGTGTGGCAGTAATGGTGATGTAAATACATTTGGTCGAAAGTATCGAATGACTGCTGACCAAATAGTGGAAGAGTTTGGCTATAACGCTTGCCCTGATAAAGTTAAACGTGCTTATGATGAGGGCAAAGGTAATGCAAGTACATTTATTGTTTGTTGGTTTGTATTACCTAACAAAGACCGCAACGGAAAACTAGGCAATAAAAATATGCCTTATTCCTCTATCTACTGGTGCGAGGATAGCAACACAGATGAAATCTTGCGACATAGTGGCTTTGAAGAATGGGCGATACCTATTGCAAGACACACTACACATGATCTAAGCGGTTATGGTAAAGGGTGTGCATGGTTCGCACAGTCAGATGCACAGATGTTACAACTTTTAGAAAAAGACTTAGTAACCGCTATTGAACTGGGTATTAAACCACCTATGAGTGCATCATCTGGTGTAATCGGTAGCGTAAATCTATTTCCGGGTGGTGTAACGGAAGTTGATACTAACGAAAAGGTAGAGCCAATCTTCAATGTAGGCATTGATGTTGCTAATGTACAAGCGAAGATACAGTTTGTATCAGAAAGCATAAAACGTGCTTATAGTGCTGACCTATTCTTAATGCTTGATAACCTTGATGCAGGGCAAATGACCGCACGTGAGGTTATGGAACGCACACAAGAAAAGATGCAACAATTAGGACCTGTAGTTGAACGATTGCAAAGCGAGTTTCTAAACCCTATCATTGAACGTACTTATGGCATCTTGGATAGAGCTGGAATATTTCCACCGATTGACGATGAAGTAGCTGAAATGCTAAATGGGTTAGATGTTAAGATTGAATACATCTCACCGCTAGCACAAGCACAGAAAATGTCTTCATTGGTAAATATTGAACAGTACTATGCATTCATTATGTCATTAGCACAGGGTAATGCAAACATCGTTCAGAAGTTTAACTTTGAAGAGGCAGCCGATATTTATGGGGTAAACCTTGGTGTGCCTATTAAGGTTATTCGTTCCAACGATGAGTATAAAGCACTTATGGAAGAACAAGCACAGGCACAAGCTGAACAAGAAGAACAAGCACAAGCAATGCAAATGGCACAACTAGCACCTCAAATGGCTGGTGCTGCTAAACAAGCAACAGATGCAGCCAATGACGGAAACCCAGTAATGCAACAGTTAATGGGTATGGGGGTGTAGATGAAAACTAAACAAGATTATATTCGTGATCGTGATATTGATGCACTTAACCACGTACTAAGTACTGAACTTGGTAGGTGGTTTTTTTGTAGGCTTTTAGACCGCACCGACATATTGAAACAATCGTTTACTGGTAATTCTGAAACATTCTTCAATGAGGGTAAACGAAAAGTAGGTTTAGCATACATGAATATGCTAGGACAAATTGGTGATGGTGTAGAGGGTGTAAAGAAATATCACCAAGCACAACTTGAATATATCCAACAACAAAAACTATTCAAAAAGTTAGAGGAGAAAGGTGAATAACTATGGCAGAAGATTTAACGCAAGGCACGAATGATAACACAACGAGTGCAGATAGTAGTACACCTACTACGGATAACGATACAAATACCCAAGACACAATCTTAGGTGGTAGTACCGACACAAGCGGTAACCAAGAGCCACCAAAGGAACCTACTGTATATGATTTCTCAAAAGCCTTTGATAGTGGCGAAGTAGACCAAACAATAGCAGCTGATTTCTCTAAGTTGCTTAATGGCGTAGGTGCTACGCAAGAGCAAGCAGTAGAGATGGCTAGGTTTGGTGAAAAGTATGCAACTGACCTTGTAACTGCTTATGAAACTAAAAGGCAAGAGGCGTTAGTAGAACAGTATAAAGGCTACGCAGAACACACTAAAGAGGTATTAGGTAATAAATACGATGAAACAGTTGGTAAAGCTGCAACTGGTGTTGAAGTTGTA